CGTGCAGGTTGATAACAGCAAAGACCTCAGCGACGCCCGGCGCTTCGGTCAGCTGCGGGCAGTGTTCAGCCGGCCTCGAAAACCGTACAACACTCGCATGATGATCGCCAAGGCCCGGCGAGTGCTGAGCGAATGGGAGCCGGGGGACTACCTGCTGATGGTTGGGGATCCGTCGCTGTGCGCCATATGTGCCGCGCTGGCCACCGAGCAGGACTACAAGCTGAACCTCTTGAGCTGGGACCGCGAACTGTTCCAGTACATCACACATCAGTGGGACTTTGGGCAGGGTGCCGAGGACCACGACGATTTCCCAACGGCGGACGACTAACCGCCTCTACTCAGAAAGGAGAAACAAAATGTCAAAAGAGAAGCAACCCACCCCTAGCAGCTGGCAGGATACGCTGCGCCGGGGTAAGCAAGCCGTTCCCCCGCGTTTTGTCATCTACGGCGGTCACGGGATAGGTAAGTCGACACTCGCTAGCCAGTTCCCGAGTCCGATTTTTATCAGCACCGAGGACGGTCTCGACTCGCTAGACGTGACGAGCTTTCCCCGAGCGATGAAAATCAGCGACGTGGTCGACAGCATTAAGACGCTCATCAAAGAAGACCATCAGTTCAAAACTGTGGTTGTTGATTCGGTTGACTGGCTGATCGAGCCGCTCATCGTGAGCAATGTGGAGTCCTCGCATGAGGCTAAAGACCTCGCCTACGGCAAGGGGCAGATGCTTGTAGCGGAGGAGTTTCGTGAGATCCTGCAGGGGTTGGACGTGCTACGGCTCAAGCGCGGGATGAACGTGGTGTTGATTGCGCATGCGGCGGTCGTGAAATTCGAAGACCCCCGCACCGAGCCGTATGACCGTTATCAGCCCAAACTGCCCAACCGCTGCAACGCGCTGCTTCAGGAGTGGGCAGACGTCATAGCGTTCGCGGCGTTCAAAGTCATCATCCGCAAGTCTGACACCGGGTTCAACAATCAAAAGACCCGAGGCGTGACGACCGGCGAGCGACTGCTGCACTTTGTTGAGAACCCCGCCTACGCCGCAAAGAACCGTTACGGTTGCCCCGAAGAGATTGAGATGAAGATTGAGAATCTCGAAAAACTCATCCCCATTGCCGCTTAATTAAAGGAGCTCCTTATCATGGCAAAGTTTGGATTTGATAGTTCAGAAGTTGATGTTTCCGCCCCCGCCGAGTATGACCCTATTCCCGAGGGTGAGTACATTTTGAAAGCGCTCGACGCCGAGGAGAAGTCCACCAGCGCCGGAACCGGCTCGTACATCAAGGCGAAGTTTGAAGTCGTCAAGGGTGAACACGCCGGCCGCCTCTTGTGGCAGAACTTCAACATCAACAACCCGAGCGAGAAGGCGCAGCGCATCGGCCGTCAGCAGCTCGTCGCCTGGGCCACGGCGTGCGGTAAGCCCGAAGCCGACGACACCGACAAGCTGCTAGAAAAACCGTTCCGGGCAGCGGTTTCGATCGAGCCCGCTAGCAACGGCTACAAAGCGAGCAACAAGATCAAAGCGTTCTTGTTCAGCGATGAAGCCCCCGCCGCAGCCCCCAAGACCGCTGCGCCCAAGGCCGCCGCCCCGAAAGCCTCCGCGCCGAGTCGGGCACCGGCGGCTTCAGCGAACCCCTGGGACTGAGCGCCGTGGTAGCCATTCCGCCCAAACCCGAGCAGCAAGTCATTAGCCGTATCTATGACGCTATTCAAAAAGAGAAAGCAGACTCTGAACTGTACTTGGGGCGGCTTGGCTCGTCGGGGATAGGCGAGGAGTGCGTTCGTCAGGTGTGGCTCAACTGGCGAGGTTTCGCCCGTGAGCAGTTTGACGGACGCCTTCATCGCCTTTTTGAGACGGGGCACCTTCAGGAGGCGCGAATCGTAGCGGATTTGCGCCGTGCGGGGTTCGCGGTCTGGGACAAACAACCCGACGGACGTCAGTATGAGTTCGGCGACCCCACCGGACACTTCATTACGAAAGTGGACGGTGTGGTCAGGGACGTCCCTGAGAGCGATAAACCGCACCTGCTCGAGGTGAAGACGCACAACAAAAACAGCTTCAGTTCGCTGTTGAAGAAAGGCGTAGCCGGCTCAAAACCTTCTCATTACGCTCAGGTTCAGATCAGTATGGCGCTCGGCGGGTTTACGCGGGCGCTGTATGTGGCGGTCTGCAAAGACGACGAGCAGTTCTACGTCGAGCGTATTCGGGAAGACCCCGCCGAGCAGGGCCGGCTAAAAGCGCGAATCATCAAACTCACGGAGGCTCGACTACGCCCGGCCGGAATCAGCGATGACGGCACGAGCTTCGGTTGCAGGTTCTGCAGCATGCGGGCCGTATGCACTCGTGAGGTTGAGCCTTTGCGCCACTGCCGCACGTGCCGTATGTGCACCCCAGGGCCGGAAGGCCGCTGGGTGTGCGAACTTAACAATCACACCCTCACCCTCGACGAGCAGCGGGCCGGGTGCGAACACTACGAGGCGTTATGATCACTATCGGTATTGATCCCGGCTTGAGCGGGGCGGTGGGGGTGCTCAGAGACGGACGATTCGTCGCCGTAGAGGACATGCCCACCGTCGCTAAGGGTTCGGGCAGCGTTAAGAGCGAAGTTGACGCAGCGGGGCTTCTCGCTATGCTCAGGCGGTACGCCGCGCCAGACGATCACGTGGCGGTTGCACTTGAGCGCGTAAACGCTATGCCCGGCCAGGGGGTGAGTTCGGTTTTCAGCCTGGGGGACTCGTTCGGTGTGGCTCGGGCAGCGGTTGCCGCCGTTCGCCTAGACCTCACGCACACAACCCCCGTGACTTGGAAGAAGCACTTCGGGCTGAGCTCTGACAAAGAGCTCTGCCGAGCGTTTGCAATCAGGCTCTACCCCGAAGCGCCGCTCAACCTTAAGAAGTACGCCGACCGAGCCGAGGCGCTCCTCATGGCGCGGTGGCTCTATGAGAAGCAGTTCAAATAAAAAGAAAAACCCCCGAACCTGAAACAGTTCGGGGGAAGCCGCCCCCATGGACGTAAGGGCGACGAGGAGTCCCCGCGTTTAGGGACTGGTAAAGCCGGAGTATATTGACGGTGCGGGGAGTTGCCGCCCGGCGGCTAGCGCACCATACCCTTGGGCTTGAGAAACTGCGCGTTCTTTCATTTTATCGTAAGCTAACAGCGCCAACGGCGACGCAACCGCTAACAGCGTCGAAGGCACACGGGTTACTGGAAACGGAAACAACGAAAACGCTGAGCTCCCGGCCCCAACGCTCGCGAGAATGCCGCCCAGAACGTCACCTTCTGAGAATCGGCTGTACGCCTGCTGCCCGAGCTCGGCGGTTCCTAAGCCTGCTAGCGCACCAGCTGCTCCGGGAAACGCTCTGTACCCAATATTTACTCCGCGTGAGAGCGCCTGCGCACCGCGTGACAACGGTGAAGGGCGTTGCTGGGGTGGCGGGGGCGTGGAGGTTGTACCCTGCGTAGGCGGAACATCAGCGTAAACCTGGCTTGAAGGCAACAGCACCCCTGAAGGTGTCGAGGTCAGGCCGGGTGCTTTTGCGAGCAGGGACTTTGCGTCGCCCGACACGACACCTTGGCGTTTGAGCTGTTCGATGACTTCGGCCTGCTGCTTAGCGGCGGCGGACTGCTGAGAGGTTCCGACGTTATAGGTCTGCTGCCTGGCGCGGCCGGTGGTCCCTGCTTCCGTAGTGCCTTGCATCTGCCGGGTGTGCATGGGGTCGGTAGGTATAGGCGGCGGAGGAGCGGCGGTCGCTGGGGCGGCGGGCTGGGCCGAACCCCGTAGCAGGTCAGCTGAGGCTTGGGCGGCACGTTGCCTGGCGGCTTCAAGTTCCCTGCCCGCCTGCGTGCCTAAGCTGATTCCCGCAACGTCAAACGCAGCTCGAGTGGCGGTAGGAAATTCTTCAGCAACTTTTCCGGGAAGCTCTTTAACTTCTTCAACGAGTTTATCACGTCGTTGTTGCTCGGTGGGCGGGCCGCTGCCGGTTTCTTCCGTTGAGGGTGCGGCCGCTGGGGGTTTACCCCAAGTGCCGCTCTCAAACTGCGCTACGGCGTCGGCTATCTTTTCGGCTGAGTCTTTGGGGAACGGATCATTAGTGCTTTCTAAACCAAGCGACCCCGCAAGCCAAAGCTTGTAGTTGTCTTGGGCTTCCTGCGGGTTCTCGTTACCACGCGGGGCGTAGCG